TGCCTGCTTTCCAAGTCTATTGAATTGATCAGGGGTTAGATATCCCCTCTGCTCTTTATTAAGGACAGAGAGGATTACCCTGTAAACACTGTTTACGTTTATAGCCATGGCTAATTATTTAAATGTCGGTCTTGTTGTTAAAATTCTTGTTAATATCGTTTATGATATTTTGACTTTTTTCATTAAAATTAGTCGGAGAATTTTTTTGTCTAGAACCAACTCTCATTGAATATGCTCTAGGAGAAAGAGTTACACCAGGAGCAGAATAAACTTTAGCGCCACTGGAATCAGTAAAACCAGTATCGCTACCGCTTTGCTTCTTAGTCTGTCTATCAGCTATTCTATTCATTCTTTTTTCTAGCCTTCTAGATTTTCTTTTTTGCTTAGAAATAGAACGTTGCTGTGATTCAGTAGCCATACCTGTTTTACTAGATTTAGCTTCTTTTACAGTTTTCTTAATAGCTTTGTCAGCCGCTTGCTTTTTAGATAACTGTTTGTCGTAACGTCTTTTGGCTCTTTCTTCTTTTGTCATTTTTTATGTTTATTTAAGCTTTTTTTCGATAGTTTTATACACCTCTACACCTTCGTCGGTTTTAAACCAAGCAGCTAGTGCAGAATATGGGTTTTCATCAAAAGGCACGGTCATTAATTTTCTACCGTTACTAACCCACTTAAATGTACGCTGATCGTCTGATAATTTAATAATACCAGCTTCTGCAGCTTTTAAACCAGTATTTCTAACATGAATGTTCTCATCATTTGCTAGTTCTAAGAACAATCTAGGATCGCGCTTAGCAAATACTAGTAAATCTCTTTTTATCTCCTTAGAAGTCATCCTAGTAACCTCAGAACCAACGTTAACACGTACAATAGCTTCAGCTTCGTCAATGCTTAGGTTTTGAGCAACCATTAGAGCTTCAATTTCACTTTGAATAACTTCAAGTTCGTCTTCAGCTTCAACTTCAGGATCAAATTCTTCATACGCTTTTCCAAGTGATGGATGATACAAAGAAAGTAGTTTCTGTAATGTTTGTTTTTCTTTTGGTACGTTTAGTACTCCGTCTTCAAATACGATGTGTCCTAGTCTTGCTGGACCTTGAAACTCATCTACAAATACTGTTTTTTGATTTACAGTAAATTTAAGTTCTCTTTCGTATCCTTTTTCTTCATCAAACCAGTAGATGTTTCTTCCTGGTAAAGTATAAGTTAAAGGCGCTAAGCCTTTTCTAAGAACGTATACACGATCTTTAATTTCCCAATTAGGATTTTTTTTAGTAGCCATAATAGTATAAAATAAAAAATTAAAAAAAAGTAAAGGTAGAGAGCGCCACTAGGACGCCCTCATCTTTACAAGGTTGTTATTAGTTGAATAACATGAAGTTGTTAGCTCCTTGAACAACTAGACATCTTTCTGAAAGGTAGTGTACCTCCATTGCGTCTAGGTCGCTTGTTTGAGCTCCTCCAACTGATCCAGTTAACCAAGACTTCATTCTACGGTCATCTGCCTCAGAAGCACGGTAACGTACGTGTAAGAACGGACGCTTGATGTTTTTACCAAGGATTTGATCGTATACTGAAGAAGTTCCAGCAGGTACTAATACCCCGCGGATATCATCTACGAAACCACGAGTAGAAGCATCGTTAAGATATTTCCAGTCAGTTTTGTAGAAGTCATAAGATCCACGACGGAAACCTGAGAAACCAAGGTTGATTGCCATGTCTTCAGAGTTATTGAATACACCGTAAGAAGTACCACCAGCACCGTAAGAGTTTTGTGCAGCTAGCATATCGTCGATGTCTAAAGCAACTTGACGGTTAACAAATAGTACGTTCTCTTCGATTGCACCTTGCTTGTCAAGTTTCTTAAGGATTTCGTCAAAGTCAGCTAAGTCATCAGTGTCTCCGTTGATACCAGCAGATACGTGTCCACGATCTTCGATAGCAGCGAAAAGACCTTCAGTTCCTTTAAGACCTTCACCAGCAGCTCCTGAACCAGCAGCAGCAAGCTCTCCTTCAACTACAGCCATTTCTAAGTAATCCTCGAAACGTACGCGAGTATCACCTTCAGCTTTGATATACCATAGGTAACCAGCTTGACCACCTTCACCGGTAATCTCAACCCATCCAATTTGAGAAGCGTCAGATCCAGAGATCTCATACTTGTCTTTGATAATGATAGGTGAGTTAGTGAAAGATTGGAAAGAAGGCTCAACAGCTCCGTTCATTCCAGCAGTTCCTTTTTTGAACTCAGAACCAAATACAAATAAGCTAACGTTTCCGTCAGAGAAGTCAGAGTCGGTTGAGAAAAGAGCTTTGTCGTAACGCTTAAGAGTTGCAGTTGTAGCATCAGCGTCAGATACATAAGCTTTGATAGTAGTAGTACCGTCAGTTAAAACTACAGTCTGTCCAATACGTACAGCATGTCCAGAACCTAGAGTTACAACTCCAGTAGCAGCTACTAAAGCTACGTTTTCGTAAGAAAGGTGAAGACGACCTTGCTCTGACCAGATAATCTGATCTGAAGTCATTGGCATCTCAGCACCTACCATACGTAGGAAAGATGATACAGAACGGTCTCCGTAACGCTCTACTTCAGCTTCGTAAAGCTCAGGTAGATATTGTTGAGACCAGTCATTTTGTCCACCTGTAAAAGACAGGTAGTTTGTCGATAATGTTTGTTTTACCGGAGCAGGTACGATGTTTAAGTTTGCTCCAGCAACAGGAGTATTTACAGCCATTGTTGTAAAATTTTAGTTGTTATTTTCTTAGTTTAATTTTTAGTTTTGAACTATCGTCACCTGAAATAGCTCTCACTTTTAAACCTCCGGCTTCAACATACCCGTTTGCTGATTTTCTTGGATCCATATTAATGTTCTTCGATTCAGCTTCAAGGTTTCTAATAGCATCAGCTCGGCCTTGTTCATAAAAGTGGTTCGCTATTTTGTCAGCGTTTTTTGCAGCAAATAAAGCTTTGTGATACTCCGCAGCATTTTTAACTAATCCTTCTTCGTTTACAAAACTACCAAAGAACTCGTTAACATCGCTTTGTTCTTGTTTCACTTGTTGAGCATCTGCAACTTTAAACCTGTATCTACTGTCTCCAACTTTAAACTCAAAACCTTTGAACTCTTCGTTAAAAACCTTATTGGTTTGTTCTGTAAAATACTCGTTTTGCTTTTGCCTAAGAGCAGATAGTTCTTCTTGCTCTTTTTTATAATTGTCAAAAAACTCTACAGCTTCTTTTTGTTCTGGGGCTAAACGAGAAGTTAACTTAACTTCGTCGTAGTACTTGCCTTTTAAATCATCAAGAAAGCCTCTAGCTTTAGCAATTTCTTCTTTGTATGCGAGTTTTTTTCTTTTGATGTCTCGATCATCATCTACCTCTTCGTCGAAAGAAAAATTATCTTCGATTAAAAAGTCTATCTCATCATTGTCTAAATGAGATCTGGTTTGACGATAGTATTCTTTCAATAAAGTTTTTTCGTCCACACTAGAGTAATCTGTATTTAATCTTACATAATCTTCTAGTGTACCACCTGTTTCATTCATAAAGTCTACGACCTTCTGAATATTTTCTGGAAGTAATGTTTCGTTTACTTCTTGCTTTTCTTCTTGTACGAGCTTTTCTTCATTGGCTTCTTGGCCATTGACTTCTTGCTCTTGCTGCAACTTTTCGGCATCGTTATCTTCTTTTATTAATTCTAAGACTTCTTCTTGTTCGGCAGGTTCTTCGGAACTCCGTACTTCTTCGCCCACTTCTTGGCTAGCTTCGGGTTCGTCTTGAACAGATACCTCATCTGCGCTTTGCTCTTGAACGGCATCTTGTTGTTCTGTTAAGTTTACACGGTAAACACCGTCTTCACCCATAGCACTAGGCTTAGATTCTTCAACAGGTTGACTTTCGGTAGGTTGCGTTTCCGCTACCTGACCTTCAATGTTTTCATTTTCTTCCATAATATGATATAATAAAAAAGTTTAAATGTTATCTAGGCTCAAATTGCTCTAGACCAAATCCGCCAAGTGTATCAAAACCAGCAGACTCAAAGTCCTTAGGACCAGTGTTACCCTTTCTCTGTTCAATAAGTTCAGACTGTTGGGTTGCTTGTATTTTAGTTCGCTTATCTTTGCGATCTTCTTTAAAGCTTTCTTTATCTTTAATCACTTGCGATTCAACTTGTTTAAGTTTCATGTTTAACTCAAACTCGTGATACATAAGTTGTTTTTTGATTTCAGCTTCTCTCTCTAGTTTTTGTATACTTAACTGAGATTTAATTTGCTCTAGTTGAGCTTTACTTTCTGTAAGTGCTTGTTCTTTTTGCATTTCAGCTTGAGCAGAAGCTTGAGCAGCTTTAGCATTTGATTCTGATTGAGCTTGGATATTTTGCATTTGCATAGCTCTGTCTTCAGCTGCCTTACGTTTTCTTCTAACCTTTAATAACTGATTTGCTAGTTTAGTATTTTTAACTTCTCTAATATCAATAGCATCTTCAAGATAAATCTGATCTCTTTGTAACGCTACTTGAATATTGTTTTCTAGTTTTTGTTTTTCTTCTTCATCTGGTGACAAGTCAATGTAAATACCAAACTCATGTAAGTGTAAGTTTTGTATTTCTTCTAAAGTTCCTACATTAAACTTACCAATACCACCGATAAACGATGCTTTAGTATTAGAGAATTTAAGTACATCAGCAATACGTAAAGAAATATTCTCAGCTGTTTTAAGAGCTAAGTATAAGCTTCCTTGTAGTATATGTCTTGTAGCAGTATTTGAATTAGCAGCAGCTAGCTTTTGAATACCAACTAAAGCTTTTTCGTCTGGCATGCTTCCATCACGAGCCTCGTTAAGACCAGTAACATCACGCATCATTTGTAAATAGTAGTTGTAAGAATTAATTAAACTACCTATTTTTTGACCACCATTTGAAGACTGTAGTTCTTGTATTGGTGCTTTACCATGGTTAAACTCACCATCTTGCGTCATTGATCTACCAATAACAGATCCAGTCTGGAAATACATGTTAAGTGCTTCCTGTGGATTATAGTTTGTGCCGTTACCTAAATCAATTTCAGCAATACCATCAGCATCAAGATAAACTCCGTCAGGTACCATACGAGATAACACTTGTTGAAGTTTCAGGTGTGTCAACTGAATCATGTCAGCAAACGAAGTCATTCTACTAACAAGTGACTCGATTTTACCTTTATACATTCTAGGAGCTACAATATTGTAAGACATCTCT